TCTTAGGATGTGTATCACTTCTGGGACGGAGAGTCAACCTTTCAGTTGTCAAAGTGGTAATCACTACGTTAGCCACCTATCATCGGCTGTATAAACATGGAGGAATCAAGTACCTTGTGATTTATCTCAAGGCTTGCTCTTCTATGCTCCAGCAGGTGGTAGGCGGGCAACGACTACACGACTTGACGCCTTTCGGGGCCCGAGTCGGTCGAACGCATGGTGGGATCCCTTCAATCGTTCCAGCTCTTCATCGAGCACGTATTCGATCGGGTGATACCTGGACTATCCGGTTCTGGGCAACTTTATTCGGGTTATACCGAGTATTAGATTTCCCAGGAAAGGTTAAGATAGGTACTATTACGAAAGAGTACGGTGGAGATCTTCTTATGACTTACGAGTTTAGTCAATTCGTATTCAACCACTTCGTCTTTGTGCTGAAGAAACTGTTCCATAGAGATGGTTCAGTAACTGATGCACTTTGGTCCGAAGAGGGCGAAGGTCCATTGGAGTTCTTGAAGGGACTCCGGGCCAAACCATTTCTGATTTCTAAGTCTGGACCCGCGGTGCAGGGTGGTAGTGTTCCGAGCGGAGCTCAGAGCACGTCACCTGCATCTATTTTGGCTTCAGCATTCACATGGCTTCACAGTCCTCTCTACCCGATTTTGCAAAATTGGTGTAAAATGACTGGGAACCAGTGGATGTTGAACCGGATAGAATCTTGGGCCAAAGAGTTGTGGGTCTGGGAAGATTCCCTTCCCCTATCCTCAGGCGGACCTAAAAATCCGTTTGAAGCAACTAATTGGCTTGGGAAACTTGGGTTCAAACCGGAACCAGCTGGTAAGGTCCGGGTGTTTGCCATGGTCGATCCATGGACACAGTGGCTTTTCGATCGCCTTCATAGGGCGATCTTCTCGTTACTGGAGCGAATACCACAGGATGGGACATTCGATCAGGAGAGGCCGATAAGGAATCTGTATACTTGGAAAGATGCTAATGAGAAGAAATTCTCAAAACCAATTTCCTTGTATTCATTTGACCTGTCGGCAGCTACTGATCGTCTGCCTATCGTGCTTCAAAAAGTACTACTGTCTCCCTTCTTAACAAGTTGGGGGGCAGAGCTGTGGGGTTGCCTCATGGTTGGACGGAAGTATCACTGTCCCAAGACGATCAAGTTCCGGAATGGTCCTGAACAGACCGTTTCTGAGCTGGGATATGTCCAGTATGCGACCGGACAGCCTATGGGTGCGCTCAGTTCATGGGCGATGTTGGCTTTTCTTCACCACGCAATCGTTCAGTGGTCCGCCTTCAGGGCGGGCGTACTTACCGCTGATAAACCATGGTACGAGGGCTACGCCGTCTTGGGAGACGACGTAGT